CCCAGCCCCTCCGGGGTACGTGGTGGTGGAGCGAGACTACGGACAGGGCGAGCTACGGGTGATTGCCTGTATTGCCAATGAAACGGGCATGATCAACGTGTTCAAATCGGGCCGGGACATTCATGCGGATACAGCGGCTCCATTTGCAGGCTACACGTATGAGAGCCTGATGGCGTTAGAGAAGACCGATTACCACACTTTCGAAGAGACACGGCAGTTAGGCAAGGCAGGTAACTTCGGTCTGGTGTTCGGGATGTATGAAGATGGCTTCGTGGCCTATGCCCGGTCGAACTACGGAGTAGAGTTGACGTGGGATGAAGCCCATACTTTTCGCACAGGGTTCTTCAAGAAGTACCCCCGGCTGATTGATTACCACAAATCGTCGGTCCAGTTTGCGAAGCTCCACAAACACGTCAGGACTCCTCTGGGGCGCATCCGGCATCTCCCCCTCATCAAGAGCCCGAACCGTGATGTGGCGTCCAAGGCCGAGCGTCAGGCCATCAATAGCCCCGTACAGGGCTGTCTGACGGACATGGGGCTCTGGACCATTGCCTTGGAGCACAGGAGCGGCCTAGCGGCCACAGCCCCGTGTTGGGGGGCCTGTCATGATTCCATCCTGAATTATGTCCCTGAAGACAAGGTAGACGTCTTGGTGCCCCAAATGCTGGACCAGATGGAGCAGCTACCCTTCCACAAGGTGGGGTGGTCCCCACAACTGACCTTCGTGGCGGATGCGAAGGTGGGTAAGAACTGGGGCGAGTTGAAAAAGTTCAAAAGACCGCTTGACAAATAGTTCAACCTGAAGATATGATGCCGTAGTCAATGGAGTGCCGATGACTGTCCACCCCACGGGTACGTGTTTTGATGACGTGTTAGACCAGCAAGATCATGTCTATCGAACGAATCATGCACTAGCGATGCGACAATCCATTGTGCATGGGATCTGTCTCATTCCTGAAGGGCAGCTAGAGCAGGGGAAACCCTATGCTCATGCATGGGTGGAAGATGATATCGAAGACCGTGTGTATCAGTCGGGACTCCTGAACGGTACGAAGATTTGGTGGGGTATTGACCGAGCCGAGTATTATCAACTGATGCGTGTGCAAAAGTTTACGGTCTATACGTTCCATGAAGCCTTGTGGTTGAACTACCAGACGAATCATTTTGGTCCGTGGGTGCCGGAGTATATTGCTCTGTGCCGAGAGAGAACAGAACCATGCCATACTACGACACGATTGAAGACGATCTGAGACGGGCGAAGGCTATTTTGGCCGAGGGGAAGGGCGAGCCGGTGCAGTTACCGCCGGGGACTGACGGCCCCTTGTGGACAAGCGGCACGATCTACGGCAAGGACATCTACGCGGCCTACAAACTGCTAGAGAGCTTCGTCACGGAGATCGAACGGCTTCAGCAGATTGAACAGCGAGTACAGAAGCTGAATGTGCTGTTAGATACGGTGAAGGATGCTCTTCCGGATATGTTTCTGGAAGCACGAGTGTCCAGTCTGGCAGAAGAAGTGGAATTGAACCAGAAACAAAATCGCCTCCAAGCCGCTGTGGATGATGTCTCATGAGCCAGCAGACTATTCAATACGCTCATACTGGTCGGTTGACACTCGGTAATCCTCCGAAGACCCAGACCGTTCAGTACGCGCATACAAGACGGTTGATCCTGCCTGCAATCAAGTGCAAGGAGAACGCCCGTGTGGAAGATCCGAAGCCTGAAAGAGGTTGATCTTCGGGGCCAGCCCAAATACTGGTCGGAGGAATTTGGGTGGACGTGGAAAGATATGTCCGGCAGTTACACTGATGCTCAGAAAGACGTGTTCCTGTTACCTTTTGGTGGGGTGTGGGAGGAGCAATGAAAATTGAGCGACAGTTTGAATCCAAGAACTATGTCGTCAAGATCTCGGTGGAATCGAAGAACGTCCATGGACACTCGACACTCACCAATCATGCCGAGCCCACACGACGGACGTTGACCGAAGCCGCGAGAATGTATGGCGAGATTCATGAAGACTTGTTTACCCAGCAATGGGGAGGAGAGAAGAGGGATGAAGCGAAAGGAAAAAACCTCACGGGTGCCACGGAAGCCGAAGCGTGAGCCGATAGAGTATGTGGAGCGGGTGGAGCCCTACGGGACGACACCGTGGCCGAACGACGTAGATCCTGTGGTAGAGTAGAGATTCGGTATTCTCAAGGAGGAGAGATGGACGACGAACAGTTGGAACCGATTCAACGATTGAATCGTGATTTGAAGAAGGCCGCAGCCACGCTGACGGCGACGGAAGCCCGGTTTCTCGTGGACGCCTATTACATCATGCAGCGGGACCGCATTCGGGCGGATCATCAGGGGCGTACGCTGGCAGAGGCCGGAGAACCCAATGCCTTGTTGGGGTGGTTCTCGGAGAACACGGCGACGTTGGAGCGCAACATCAAGAGTGCTCTTGGGACGTACAGCAAGAGTCACCCGGTGGGGAAGTGGGCGGAATCCATCGTAGGCATCGGCCCGGTCATCTCAGCCGGTCTGTTGGCGCATATCGACATGGAGCCGTGGCGCTGTCAACAGGTGAAGGTCGGATCCCCGTTCTACGATGCCAAGGTGAAGAAGGCATGCACGGAGAAGGAGCCTCATGGCCCTGAGTGCCAGCGGCAGCAGATTGCTACGGTGGGCCACATCTGGCGGTTTGCAGGACTCGATCCCACGGTGCAGTGGAAGGAAGGCCAGAAGCGCCCGTGGAACGGAGCCCTGAAGCGTCTGTGCTGGATCATCGGGGAGAGCTTCACCAAGCAGCAGTCCCACAAGGATGATTTCTACGGCAAGCTCTATGTGGCCCGCAAGGCACAGGAAGAAGCCAAGAACGCCAACCACGACTTCGCGGATCAGGCCGCAGCGGCTCTCACCCAGAAGAACTGGCGACGGGACACCAAGACCAAGGCCGCATACGAGGAAGGTCTGTTGCCGCAGGCACGTATCCACCTCCGAGCGCAGCGATACGCGGTCAAGATTTTCCTCTCCCACTGGCATACGGTGGCGTTCTACCATCGGTATGGGGAGATGCCGCCGAAGCCCTACGTGTTGGAACATCTGGGCCACGCGCACATGATTCAGGTACCTCTGTGGCCTTTTGGTGATGTGAAAAAGAAGTAACCGGGAGTTTCGACCGTATCGAGTGGGTTGAGTGAGCCAACTAGCGAGATCGTATCGAGACGACTGAGTGAGCCGTAGACCGGAAGAGTACCGGGAGGAGATGAGAGTGAGCCAGCCAGATCGAGCGTATCGATGGCGTTGAGCGAGTCAATGGCCATGAGAGCACCGGAACGAACGAACGAGCCACCCACCGAAAACGTATCGTGATCCGTGAGCGAGCCGCTGAGGTTAAGAGTGCCATGATAGCGGAGTGAGTTTCCAACTCGGAGCGTACCGAACCAGATGAACGAGTCGTGAGTAAAGAATCGTACCGGGACATGCGAACGAACCAAGGAAGATGAGGGGTTACGGGAACCAAGGACAGCGAGAGCGTCCTATACGAGGAGTGAACCCGCCTTGAGGAGAGTGCCGGGATGAACGAGTGAACCTCACACGAAGAGGGTGCCGTGGGTTGTGAGTGAGTTTATTTACCAGAACGTACCGTGATTCCTGCACGAACCGAAGTACCAGAAAGTATCTCGGATTGCGAGTGATCCTCCGCAGAAGAACGTGTCGTAAATGGCGAGTGAGCCGAAGAATCGAGTGTACCAACTGGGCAGCGAACCGGAGATCTCGATAGTCTCAAGTCACTGGTGTGAGTCGTTAGCAGTGAGAGCGTACCGTATTGAGGGAACGAACCACGTTAACTGAGCGCAACGTATTGTTGGAGTGAGCCGTGTTACATGCAGGCACCGAATGAGTGGAGCGAACCATCCCGCCTGAGATGTACCGACCCCGCCGAGTGAGCCGACCCACAAGAGGTTATCCTCTCGTATGAGTGAACCCGGAGTAGATCGTCACGAGAGAGTAGAGTGAACCGACCATAGAGATTGTCTCGTAGACATGGAGTGAGCCAGACCGGTGAGTGAACCGGATGCAGGGAGCGAGCCGAAACACAAGCTAAGTACCGAGATGTCGAAGCGAGCCCACGAAAGGGATAGAACCGATAGATGAGAGCGAGTCACGTATTTGGAACGTGCCGTACCTGATGAACGAGTCGTATACTCCGTGTGTACCGCAGATGACGAACGAACCAACTACGAGGATAGCATCGCAGCACTAGAGTGAGCCGACTCTTGAAGAACGTCTCGTGATGACTGCGCGAGTCCTATGACTAAGAGGGTATCGAGACTGGTGAGCGAGCCGTGTCAAAGAAGAGCACCGAGGGTCGGGAGTGAGTCACTGTCAACGAAGGTATCGAAGGTAGGGAGCGAATCTACGTCAAGGTGAGTACCGTGCTCTCTGAATGAGTCACAGAGCCAGACAGTACCGAGCACCATGAACGAGTCGCGTGAGGAGAGGGTGCCGATTGTCGGACGAACCGGGATCAAGAACAGTATCGATGTGATTGAGTGAGCCACATCCAGTGGAGCGTACCATCTGGTGGGAGCGAGTCACCGCCAACGTGAGTATCGAGGGACGAGAACGAGTCAGGTTATCAGAGGGCATCGAGAAGCGAGAACGAGCCAACAAGCGACGAACGTATCGTGGGATGCGAGTGAGCCGCGTTGTAAGACTGTATCGAGTGTCCTGAGCGAGCCCGTATCTCAGAGGGGATCGGACTTCGGGTGCGAGTCGAGAAGGCAGAAGCGTACCGTTAGATGTGGAACGAACCTAGAAGGTGGAGCGCACCGTTGAATGGAGAGTGAGCCTGTAGTGGAGAGTGTTCCGAGTGTGGGTAGCGAACCGAGAGGGGTCGTCTGCACCGTGAGATGAAGAGTGGTGGAACCACGAATGATGAACGTCTTGTAGTGTCCGAGTGAAACCAGCGGTCTTGAGGTGTTCCGAAGGATGAGAGTGAATCCAGAAGCAAGTGTGGCACCGAGTAAGGTGAGTGAGTCGAAATCCACGAGAGAACCGCTTGCCAAGAGCGAGCCGCGCATCATGCGAGTACCATAGCTGCATAGCGAGCCGTACACAGGGAGAGAACCGCTGGCTCGTAGCGAACCGTGACGAGTGATCCAAGAGAACGAGGAGAGTCACGAACGGCCTGAGTGAGTCGGTCCCCTTGAGAGTATCGTCTTCTTCGAATGAACCGTTCCACGAGAACGTACCGTGTTCAGGCAGTGAGTCGAGTAATACGAGGGTACCGCTGAGTGTGAACGAGCCGCAGTTCTCAGAGAGTCCCGATAGAATGGCGCGAACCATCTCCTGCGAATGTTTCCATCCATGAGAGTGAGTTTGTCAGGAAAGGCCGGGAGTAGATTCCGGCCTTTTCCTTTGTTGACCCTTGAAAATTTGTTTGCAATTGAGTGCAAAGATCCGTACACTGGTCACCATTCAGAACCTGCCAGACTCCTCCTTTGTCAAGGAACGGTATGCTGAAACTGCTTGACGGTGGCACCACCAAACCCGAGCGGCCCGAGTCGAAGATCACGTTCATTCAGAAAGTCATCAAGAATGAAACGTGGTTGGTCATGGCACACTCGGCGGTTGAATTAGAAGACGAGTGGTCCAGCCTGTACTTCTCGGTGGGGCAGCAGAACAATCTGTTCCTGATGCCGCCGTTCGAACCGAACATCCTCCTCAATTTGGTCCAGACCAACAACATCCTCAACCAGTGCATCGAAGCGATGGAAGTGAACATCGATGGTACCGGGCATGAGTTTGTCCCGGTGGATGAGGATAAAGATATCGACAAGGAAGAAGAGAAGATCGCCAAAGCCTTTTTCGATGAGCCTTATCCTAATGTCTCCATGACGTCTATCCGTCGTCGCCTCCGGCGTCAGATGGAGTCGGTGGGGTATGGGTTCGTGGAAGTCCTTCGGAACATCAAAGGTGACGTGGTGGGTCTGCGGAGCGTGGAGACGGCGCACATCCGGATGGTGAAGTTGGATATGCCCATCCAAGTGAAGAAGAAGATTGAGCGGGATGGCAAGGAAGTTGAGTTGACGTTGTGGGAGCGAGAGCGACGATTCGCCCAGACGGTGGCCCTGAAGCAGCAAGTGTACTACCGGGAGTTTGGCACGTCGCGAGAAGTGAACCGAGATACCGGGGATTGGGAGTCAGATGACCTGAAAGTACCCCCGGAGAAGCGAGGGTCCGAGCTACTAATCTTCGGCATCAATCCGGATGTGACTACCCCGTACTTCTTGCCCCGGTGGATCAATCAGTTACCGTCCGTGGTGGGCTCCCGAGCCGCTGAGGAACAGAACCTGCAATTCTTGGATGCCGGTGGACTGCCACCCGCGATTGTGTTCATTCAAGGTGGCACGCTGATCAAGGACACGAGCGACCAGTTACGGATGTATCTCTCCGGCCTGAACAAGAACAAGAACCGTGCAGTAGTCGTTGAAGTCCAATCATCCAGTGGTTCACTTGATGCCGCAGGCAAGGTGGACGTCAAGGTCGAACGGTTTGGTTCGGCCCAGTCGCAAGATGCGATGTTCACCCAGTACGATGAATCGACGGAGGAGCACGTCCGGATCGGGTTTCGTCTGCCGCCCCTGTTTCTCGGCAAGGCCGTTGATTATAACTTTGCCACAGCCCAGACCAGTTATATGGTGGCCGAGGCTCAGGTGTTTCTTCCCGAGCGCACTGAATTTGATGAGGTGATGAACAAGACCATCATCAAAGAACTGAAACTCAAGACGCTCAAGTACAAGTCGAAGCCGATCACCCTGAAGGATGTGACGACCCAGTTGAAGGGCCTTGAGCTATCGATGACGGTCGCGACTCGTGAGAGTTTCCTGAAGGAAATGAACACGGTGGGCAACATGGCCTTGGAGATGGCGGAAGTCCCGGCACAGGGTGTGGGACCGGGCAACGTGCCGCTGAAGAATACGCCTACGGCTGACGAGATGGACTCAGGGAAGCTCCCAGCGGCCATGGCCGAAGTGAAGCCGGGGGTGAAGCCCGAGCCGCCCCCAGAGCCGGAGAAAGAGGAGACGCATGTGGTCCTCAAGCCGGGAGACGAGATGCATCCCAAGCCCAAACCGGGGCAGACCATCAAGGCCAAGCCACGAGAGCGCAAGGCCGCGTCCGAGTTGCTGACACTGGTGCAGGACTACGCCGCGTATCAGGGCCTCTTGCCGTCCTTAGCCATCAAGCAGGAACTGACGGCTGAGCGGGCCGCAGAGATCAACCAAGAGATTGAGACGCTGCACCCCGATGATGCCCGAGCGTTCAACAGCCTGTTAGCGATCCATATGTTCGGTTCCGATGACGCGGACTTGTCCACGATCATTGCAGCGACACGACCATGATCTACGGTATTGGGGCAATTGTTGGTCTTGTTTTGTTGTTGTGGTGGGCGCTGTGGGAAATTCGGGAGAAGAACAAATGAATGAACTGTACCTCTACTTCACCCCCAAGAACGTCAATGCCCAGCTACGGCTGGATGATGGCCTGACGGTCATTGGTTACGGCCCTGTCGGAGCCCACGGACGTCCGAACGGCTATCACTTCCAGATCCCCCCGAATAGCCCCACCCAAGGCGGGCTGTTGGTCGTAGAGGCCCATGAGAAGGGCTACCAGCCACTAGAGCAGCGGGGTTTGGTGGTGGCGAATCCAAACGGCGAAGCCACGTTCCAAGCGGATGACTTCCGTCTGGTGGAGTCTACGTCCACACCCCCCAAGGGTGAACTGGACGAAGGCAAACAGGAACCCACCAAACCCCCACCCGTGGGCTAATGGCGAAGACGATAGACCTTCGGACTTATCTGCTGTTGGAGCGGGCCTTTGCCCGTCGTCTCCAACGGTCATGGCAGCAGCAGTCTGCCCCGCTGTACGCCAAGATTACCCAAGCCTGTCTCGATCACAACTGGAATGAAGCTCGCCGTCTGGTGCCCGATCTCGACATGACCGAGGTGGGCACCGAGAACCGTGAGTGGATTCAGTACATGCTCCTCTCGTGTGCGGTGTTTGGTGCCAGCACGGTCAAGAAGGGGAAGCCGAGTTTCGTTGGTATTGGTACGTTCGATACTTTCCTGAAGCAAGTTACGAACAATATGCTCCAATACTTGGAGCTATCGGCTACGGCACAGGTGCAGGCCGAAGCTTTGCAATTGATTGCAGAAGACGAAGCGAAGACCAAGGCCCTAAAGTTTGATCCTAGTCAACTTCGTGATGAGAAAGGTCGCTGGTCACAGACAGGAACTGCTGCATTTAAGGCGTGGTTTGGTAATTCGAAGGTGGTGGATGAGCAAGGACGTCCGGAAGTGGTGTATCACGGCACCGTGACGAGGGAAGATTTTGAAGCGTTTGAAGAATCTCCACGGAAAGACGGGATCTATTTTGCGGACAAGGCTGTGGTTGGGGATTATATGTCTGGGCGTCGTGATGAGCGGCCCAGAGCTATTCCTGTTTTCCTCAAGATGGAGAACCCGCTGATTGTGGATTCAGAAGACCCAGAAATTAGGAGAGGCATCAAAGAAAAAGAAAAAGGGATGCCTATTCATGTCGATCAAGTGCGGGGATGGGCTATCCGACTCGCCCGGGCGAAGGGCCATGATGGGGTGATTTTCCGAAATTTCTCAGACGAGAAATACTATACTCCCTTCCCGTGGGAGGGAAACATCTATGTGGTCTTCGATCCAAAGCAGATCAAATCAGCCATCGGTAATCGAGGGACGTTTGATCCGAACGATCCACGTATCACGAAGTGGGAAGAAGCCAAGCATCCCCGTGACAAGGAAGGGCAGTTCGCATCCAGTGGAGAGATCAAGCGACGAATCGAGAGCAACCTCACTGAACTGAAGCTGGAAGGAGGAGGTGGCCCTGAACGTGCCAAGTGGGTCAAGCTCAATGACACCCTCATGGAGGTGACCGATCTCTACATGGACGCCAAAGAGGAGCACCGCAAGTATATCGAAGGCTTTGATAAGCAGCTATTGGATCTCGCGGACACGGGCGCGGATATGGACGCCATGGCCGCACTGGAAACCAAGCTGTATACCTCTCCGGAATACTATGTCTCTCTCGACAAGCGCACAGCCGCCGCGAAGGCCATGAATCAGGCGGAAATCGACCTGAAGGCCCAGCAACCAGCGATGGCGAAGGAAGTGGTGACGAACCTCGCCACACAGGTGGCCAAGCACCTGAAGATTGATCCGTCGATTATCGATGTGGTGTATAAGGACGCAGAAGAATTTATTGTAGGGGAGAAACGCTTCACCGAGGCGGGTCATTACACGCCGAGCACGGGACGGATTGAACTAAACGCGGGCAATATCCACTATGGTAATGCACCCGGGGTGAAGGGCATCGTGGCCCATGAGATCTCGCACGCCATTTATCACACGTTGAAAAAAGAAGCGGATGCGGAGTTTCAACGGTACCTTACCAAAGCGATTGACCCGCACGATAGTGACAAGTATACCGATTGGTTTCATGAACGGTTTGATAAAGGAGCCGCAACGAATTGGATGAGAAAGTTGAAGCCCGAATACTGGGTTGAGATGGTGAGGGAATTCCCGGCGTCTGCGGTCCTCGCTCAGATGTCCGATGGCGAAATCTTCTCCGGCATTTCCGAACGTATGGTGAACGAGAATGGGCATAGCCAGTATGCCAAGTCGTATTGGGCGAAAGAAGCGATTGCGATCAGAGGCAGAGGCACCTACGAGATAGCCATTAACGAAACGATTGCGGAAGTGACGCGGTATATTACCTACCCAAGCTCGTGGCATCTTCCCGATCAAGCGCCCCAGCCGTTGTCTCCGTG